AAGGACACTTAGTGTTTCGTCTAATTCAAAGATTGTTCCATTGACCGAGATTAAAAATATAAAGTCTGAGTCACTTGATTCTGTATCTGGTTTATATCCATAAGTAGTTAATGTCATACGCATACTTGGTACAACTTCTGAAATCATAAAATGATAAAGATCTTTGCTCGCGGTAGGTGTGACTGTTGGTGGCTTCCATATGTGCTGAATGATGTCGCAAGGTTGAGTTAGTCCTGCTCCTGCAATTAGATACTTGCCACGCTTAGTAATTTTGGTGACTGTTGGATGAGTATAAGTTCTACCGTCATCATCAGTAATGCGTGAGTCTGCAACCAGTAAAGAATACTTTGGTTGTTGCAAGCCTATAATTGTGGTCATTGAATCTTATCCTTAAACCATTCTGGACCTTCTGATAAATAAAGATCATTAACGTCTTTGTTCTCTGGCAACTGGATTACAACTGCCTTTGATATATCTTCTTTAATTCTCTTAGCCAATTCCATACCAGGGTTACGACCATCTTCTTTAACATCATTATCGGCAAACACATAGACAGATCTGTAGCCTTCAAACATCATAGGAAACCACTCACGCCATTGCGTAACACCTGCAATACCTACTGCTGGTATATCACATAGCCCTGACATAATCACTGTGTCAAGTTCGCCCTCACAAATGGCAATAGTTTCGGTGTCAATCATCAAATCAGACACGTTATATAAACCTATCTTTTGGCCAGTTGGCCATATATATTTAGGCATTGTACCATCAATCTTGCGAAACTTAATACCAACGATACCACTATTTGTAATATAAGGAATACTCAACGCACCTACTGCGTGTTCGTGTCCTGGTGCTGGATCAGAAACTGTCCCGAATAGGAACATATCTACCACGTCTTTTTCTATCCCCCTTGATTGGAGGTAGGAGAGAGTCTCTTGATTTATACTTTGATGATACTTCCCTGCGGTATCCGTTAGTGATTGTTTCTGCTCTGTTGATAGCATTTTCTTTTGTGGTCCCTTCTTTGTTCATTATAACCTTATATACGTCACCTTCAAAGTCACACACGAAACAAAAATACATTTCTCTATCTGGACTTATTGAAGCCGACGCGTGTGTGTCGTTGTGCAATATACACTTGACACTCATCCAAGAACTTCCATCACGTGCTGTAGATCCGTAATACTGCAACACAGTGACTAGATCGTGCTTACCTCTCATACAAACCTAACCAATTGCTTACCAAGATACTCGGTATAGTTAGGTGGAACTGCTTCAACCAAAGAAGTCCAAGGCATCCAATCAATTCCCATAACTTCTCGGCCCTCTTGTAAACTCTTTGCGGTATGACCACCACCAGGGATCTTATCATTGATCTGGCCGTATACTCCGACAACTCTAGTTTGATCTTCGTGATAGCAAGAGGTACCAACTAAGTGAATATTAGATTGAAATACTCTATGCCGTCTAATTCTCATACCAAAGGCAGAGCCACATACTTGAACTGGGTTATCTAATGGGGCACCGGGTACGTTCTCTACTATCCAAGGTTTACCAGACATCATTAATCCTTCAATGGTTTCCGGTATCATATTAATCTTTTTAGTATCTCTACCTTGAGAGTCACGTAGATGTTTGGTTTGTGAAAACAATTGGCACGGTGGGCTGGCAACTATTGCATCAAAACTTTTTAAGAACTTATGGTCTCTTAATATATCTTTTACGTCAGCCTTGATAAAAGCAAAAGGATATTTCTTTTGGTTAGCAATATCAACGCCAGTAACGTCAAACCCTGCTTTGTAGTATCCCATACTGGCTCCTCCTGCTTTACAATAAAGGTCTAATAACTTAGGCCTTATATTGCTCGCTCCATTGCTTAAGTGTTTGGATAACCCAACCATCTTCAATCTTTCCGTTTCTACGTTTAACTAACACATAACCGATAGGACTTGCGCTCATATTTCTAGCGGCGGCATAGTTGATTACTTCTGTTTGTAACTCGCGCCAGAACTGTGGCAGATCCATAGCCTTGGTTGCTTTACACTCAAATAAGTAAGGCGTGCCAGCAACATAAACAACTAAATCCCCTTCGTCTTTGCTACCAGCAAGCCTTAACCTTTCTGCGTTATACCCCTTACCGCGAAACCATTTAAGCACGTCTATTTCAAACTTACTTCCCTTGCGCTTATTTGCAGCACTCACGCTATCTCTCCTTGTACTACACCATTAATTCTTAAAGCAATTTGATATGGTGTTTCATCAGTTAATGTCATTCTTGATGGGTCAGCCTTTATCTCAACCCATTCACTACCCATTGCAGAATGTTTAGCAAATCTATTCTTAACGCAAGCGATACGAAGATTAGAAGACTCTGGTTCCATAGCCACAGTAACAATCATCTCAGGTAGTTGCGATACCTTACCTTGAATAGCCCTGCGTGGTGGTGGGAAAGAAGGATCTCCTTCACCTTCAGAGGTATGGTGTAGCACAAATATGCAAGACTCTGTCTCTCTAGCAATATGGTGACAGGCTTTCATAATGTCTCTCATACCGGTCCACTCATTGTCGTGAAGGGCGGCGACGTTCATTAGGTTGTCAACGATTATTAGTTCTGGGTATGAACCATACTTTTCGCCATAAGCCTTTACCATTAAATGTATTTCATCTAACGTTGGCGAAGGATCAAAAGAAAATTCTATGTGTTTAATTGATGATAACTCTTGGGTATAAAATTCTTGTCCGTCATTTTTAAACGACTCTTCAATCTTGTATTGTTGGTGACCAGTAATAACTGCGGCAGAACGTATGGCTGTTGTGTAAGCATCGGTATCTGCTGATACGTAAAGAGTTTTAACTTCGGATTTAATTGCATAATATAAAGCAAGTAATGACTTGCCAGAGTTTGGTTGACCGGCGATCATTGTGACTTGACCACGACGAAATCTGATACCTTCCCTAACCAAAGACGGAAAGATATCAGGGAGCAATGCTGGTTCCTCTAAGTGCTTTTTAGCGGCTTGCTTAATGGATAACATTGGCTCCCTGTCTTATCTATCTAATGAACTGTGGTTCGCATTGGTCTGGGGTTCCCTTTGGAGATGGGCACATATATGCCTTCCAAGGTCCCTTTGCAGATTGACCAGTACGGAATGTCATTTCACCGTGCTTACAAGTTTTAGATCCTGAATCTGGTGTTGACTTTCTTGCCGATTGTTCAACCGGAGTAGCACCTAGGGCTTGCTTAAGAACGCCCTGTGCGTTATATAAAGTTTCTACCGCATTGATTTCGGTAGTTACATTAGCGATAGTCTCAAGCGCTTGCTTGATCTCCGCTTCGTCATACGAGTAAATGTACACGTTAACCAAAGACCCTTGCGAAGTCTTAAAGTTAAACTGTGTCTTTACTCCATCAGTTTTTGCACTCATTATATTTCCTCACCTATAGATGAAAGCGGATCATATTTGTCTGCTAACTCTCCGCCGTAAGCGTAGCAGTATTGAGATACCGAGCAGGACTTGCAAAGCATCCCAAGGTTTGGTAAGAAAATTCCTTCCGCTATACCTCTTTCAAACTGTTCAAACAGTTCGGTAAAGACTGGTATTGTCCACCGGGAGAGATCTCCTACCTCTTCCATAATACCCTTACGAGCGTTATAGAAGAATCCTCTATCTGGTCTAACACCTTCGGTTAGTTCCATACAGCAAGCATATAAACCTAATTGCATATTGTGATCTGGTGTATGTGCTCCTGTTTTATAATCTACCACAACTAATTCTTGATGAGGGGTAATAGCAATTAAGTCTGCAAATGCTTTGACCGGTACTGTACCGAACATAACATTAAACTCTGCTTCAATGTGTGGCACATTTGTCTTGCCATAATAAACTTCCCAACCAGAGTTCTTCCACCATTGGATGAAGTTGTCAACCATATCTGGTCCTTTATCATTCCACCATAGGTCGTTCTCTTTATCAGGAAATTCTTTTGTGGCTCTACCACCAACACGCCACTCACTTGGCAACGTCTCGGTCTTGGTTGCTTGCTCATCAATTAACTTTTGGAATACGTCATTCCATAATTGTCTGGCTAATTCTTTACTCATTGTTAGCCTCGCTTCTCAAGTAATTCTCAACGGCTTCGTGAAAAGCAGAACCACCAACAAAATACCAAGCAGGGTTTTGAGGGGCTTGCAATTCTCTTTCAAGTTGCCAAGCCTTACCGCACTTTAACCAACTGGTAAATGAAGAAAAGGATCGGTGTCCTATCTGTGGCTCAAAACTATTCAAGTTCGTTTTCCAATCTATCTTGTTGTTCCTTAAGAGCCAAGGTTATATCATCAATGTCTTTTTTGCCAGCATCTCTGATGAGTGTTTCTAAATCCCAGATTGCTTGCGTGTAGCCCTCCATAAAGGATTGCCTTTCCCAGGTATCTCTGTTCTCTGACAATTCCCGCGTGTGTTTAGTACACTGCTCTTCAAGCCAGCGAACTGCATTTTCTGTTTCTGTCCGTGTGTGTGGACTTAAATAAGGTTTCATATACCAATCGTAACATAAATAACAAACCGGTATTAACATTATCAGCGTGTCGCGGCGTGTCTTATTTGTTTACCGGATTACAATAGGGCGAGCCGATTGCGGTGAGCGAGCCCTGAAAGACCGGATGAACCTGCTCCGCAGGTTCTTACGAGCGTGAGCGAAGCGAACACTATAACAGGGTCTAGAGAAAAAAGAAAATAAGCCCCTCTCAGGGGACGGGGGTAGGTAGGAGTACCCTCGCCGCCTAAAAGGGGCTGTATGAGGCCCAAAAGGGCCGAAATAGGGGGGTTTATGCCGCGGTTTAAACTGTCCTTAGACTTACGTAGATGATGCCACCGAAGCCAGAGAAGCCTGCTTTGGGTGGGCTAGTCCTTTCAAAGGACAATTGTTCAATAACACCAAGGACTGACTCACCAGTGGTGAAGTCCTGTAGCACAATTGTATCGCCTAGCGCTTCAACAGATTCTAGGTTCTGTAATCTTTCCCAAGCTCTGCCGTCATAGCCAATGGTATTGCCATAGCGATCTGTCTCAAAGTCAAAGTTAAGAAGTGGAACTGTTAGTTGCCGTGAGCGAACTACCGCAGGTAGTGACTTAACTTGATAGCCGTTAAAGATGGGTCCTTTGGAAGTATCAGTTGATGAACGACCAAAGGTAAAGCGGAAGGCTAGTACTTCTTGAGGAGTATTGATATTGGTTGCAAGGTCTGTAT